CCTCTTTGATAGCCAACTCACGTTGCTGCATCTGCACTACTGGATCTTGCTGCTGTTGCATCATCTGTTCCTGCTGTGCTTCAGCTACGTCTTTCTGTAAGACCTTCTCAGCGGCTTCTTTAGCTAATCTAGACAGCTCTAACTCTACGTCTTCTGGTAGCGGCTTATCTTCATCTGGCATATCCACGCCAAGTTTCTTCTCTATCTCACGTCTGTACTGGAAGGCTACGTGTTCTGTTATGTGTGCAGCCATAGCTTGTTGTATAGCTGACGCAAACGGAGACTGCCCTATAATCTGCATGATTTTTGGGTCTTTTGCTGCAGCCATGTGTACGGCTATGTGTGCCTCATGATCCTGATACTTAAACGCTTGTATTGGTTCTTGTTTGAGTATCGCCATATTCTCCGTGACAGGATCTGTAGGTTTGATGTCTTCAGGTAGTTTGACGATCTCGTCTGCATTCTGCACACCTAAGACTTCTAGCATTTGACGATGCAACTTGCCCATATCATAAATCTGGGGGGATTGTTGGGCAAGCTGGATCGCCGCTTGATACTGCATCACACGTTGGGACATGGTTGCAGCATTGGGGTCACTTACAGGTATGACATCTACACGTTTGTCAAAGTCCTGTGTCCTGTTAAAATCGCCTTCTATCTCGTAAGAATACTCTGCTGGCATATAGTCGTGAATAATTGATGCCAATATCCGTAGTTCGTGCTTGAGAGACGCGTGGAGCCTCGCCTGTACACCAGAAAGCACTTTCATGGATCTTTCCATCAAAGCAAGTGTTGTGCCTACAGGAGCGTTAGGATTCATGTCTCCGACCTGCATGTCGGCTACAGAACCTATCCTACGTCCTTCTTCTACAATATTTCCGAGTAGAGAGTAGAGTACGCTCGATGGCTCTTTATAAGGGATAAACGTAATTGAATCGCGTATAGCGCCACCCGGTACGTCCACGTCCCTAAATTCGCCCGGCATAAGCGGTGTATCATCACCCTTAATACGTAAGCCGCGAGCTTTAAGACCCGCAGGTAGATTAGATAACGTACCCGCGTCAATAAGTTGACGAAGTATCGAGGTCGCTGACTTAGCCAACCCACCCATAAGGTGAATAAGCCCTGTGCCGTAGAAGCCAAGCCCCGGTAAGTACCTATAATGTACGAAATGCATACGTTTCTTTTTCTTTTCATCACCCTCATACCAATTTCTTCTGATTGCTAAAATTGTAGACGAGGACTTATCTATAGTAACTACGTAGGGACGTGCAATCCCATCAGGGTCTTCAAACTCTCCTGATAGGTTTAAATCAACATGCATCTCTAAGATTGTATGACGATCATCATCTTCTATGACCGCTTCTTCACCATCTAACTCATCATACTTCTCCTGTATGTCGGAGTAGTCTGGGGTAGGTTCTGGTAGCTCACCCTCTTTGTAGAACCCGTTTACCTGTAGCTGTAAGACCTCGTTTGCTGTCTTTTTCATCACATGCGTATATCTTGGACATGTCTTGAGGTCTGACGCTCCGTAAGACGCTACAAAGTCCTCTGAGGGTACAAACATAGCGCATGGGCGCTCCATTAGGGGGTCGTAATACACTTTCTTGAACGCAGAACCCGCGATTGGAAGCTTGAAGAGCATCTGCTCCATTTCATCCCTGTACTCAGACATCTCCTCAGTTAACAGGTAATTCATCTCGTTCTGCACACGGTTTGCCTGATCTGTTCGTTCAGGGGTCTGTTTCCCTACAATCTTTGTACGTACAGGTCCAGAAGCGGGGAATATCTCACCCATAGCCTGTGCCTGAAACCTCACTACAGCCTCTGTAAGTAGCGGGTGAAACACCCCTGACGCACCAGACCAAGGCTGCTGACGGTCTTCTACCTTCATTCCTAATAGGTCAAGACCCTTGACATATGCTCTAGCCCAGTCAGAACGTGACTCACGGTCAGCCTGAAAGTCCGTTATCATCTCGGTAGCCATGATCTTTAGCTCATCGTCGTCTATAAACTCTGCTAAGTTGGCGTCATGCCCCGGCCCCACTAGGCTCTCAGTTATGCCTCCTTCGAAGTCTATGATCATCCCACCATCTTCTGTCTCTATAGAAACAGCTTCTGGGTTAACAATCTCGATCTCAAGCTCTTCAGAGTCTTCTTGGCCTTCTATTTCAAAAGGAGTCATCTGTTTTTCGACTGCCATATCATGCCCTCACGATGCAAAGTTATAGGAACTATAGCAGATCATACTGCTGTTCGTCCAGTAAAGTGTGAGCGCCGCCATCGGGTGGAAGGACAGCGCCCACGATAGGGGTAGGGAAAAGACCCCGTGCGCGTATTATACTACTAATAGTACTCACGTCTATAATGATATTGTGGTTCATCATCCCATTCATCTGTTGGTAGGCGTATAAACCCGCCCTGACGGAAGCGTAATAACGCCATAACCGTACTATCCACAAGGTCATCATTTGACATAAACGGAAATCCTGCGATCTCTTCCACTAACTCTTCTGCCCAACGGGTAGAGGGAACCCACGCCATACCCGATGCGATGATATCAGCCACAGAATTGAGCCTTGCCATCTTATCTCCAGTACCCCTGTGGGGTGTATACTCCTGTACAGGTATGCCCATACGCCTCATTTCTTGGTAAATCGCCACTCCGGAGGACTTTTTCTCCACGATAAACGCGTCTGGCTCCCATTTGTGGTACTCATCCATCGATAATTGCTTCAATTCGGGAAATTCTAGCCGTTTTTTGATAGAATCGAGCAAAATTAGGTGGTGTGCGCCCTCTTCTTCGTTAAAAAACACGCCCCAAGTGGTCAAAGCGGTGTAATCTGCGCGATTATGCTTCTCTGCGGCGGCATCTAACGACATAATTATGTATTCTACGGGCGGTGGGTCATCATGAGGCCAAATTCCCCACCATTCTCGCTTAATTATGGACGCTTCTTCGGCTGTAGGCTGCTGTTGGTACTGAGAATTCCACTGAAACGCGGGCATTGACGCTTTCGTGCGCTCCAAAGCTGCCAAATCAAAGAACTCAGGCCATAAAGGTTTCTGTGTACCATCATCAGAGTCCAAAAGTGCGGGAAATTCCACTATTTCGTACTGATCAGACAGCTCATTCTTCACCATATCGTTGGTTACACGCCCCGTGAGGTCATCCATATGCCAACGTGTCTGTACAATCGCCACTCTGCCACCCGGCATTAGTCGAGTACGCGCTCCAAATGTGAACCACTCGTAGGCTTTATCAAACACTGAGAAGTTTCCGTTAATAACATCCTGCTCAGAGTGAGGATCATCAACAAGCAGAAGATCAGCGCCCCTCCCAGCAAGAGCAGATCCAATACCACACGCAAAATATTCACCTCCAAAATTTGTATTCCACCTCCCAGCCGATTTGCTGTCGACTGCCAAGGAGACATCTGGAAAGATTTCCCTATATCCATCTGTTGCTATCAAGTTACGTACTTTTCGCCCAAAGTCCACAGCGAGGTCTGTCGTGTGAGAGACCATCATAACCTTCTTGCTCGGGTTACGCCCCAAGAACCATGCAGGATAAAATATACTTACAAGCTGCGACTTACCGTGACGGGGTGGGATGTTAACACATACCCTGTCTTTCGACCCATCCTCCAGTGCCATAAGCTGATCCGCTAGGATACGGTGATGTCTCCCAACCTTATAGTCTGGCTGCATACGCTTACAAAATTCTATCAGATCATCTTTAGATGCCGTGTTTGACTTCCGCGCAGACAGCTCTTCGACTATCCTATCTATCTCCTGAAGCTCTTCAGGTGCGAACTTGTCCAGATTGTCCAGCATATGTTGTATCTCTTCTGGAGAGAAGTCTACGTCTGTTGCGATCTCAGCTAGATTACTCGTCATCTTTCAGGCCAAACTCTTTGTCTAAGTCTATGGCGTCTGTGTCTACGACTACTGCATCCTCCACAGGTTCTACAAGTCTTGCTAGTTTAGATCTTAGTTTGTCTTTTAGATCATCTGTAGACTGGTGTGTGATTGTCACCTCGGTGCGCTCTGCGAATAAGCCCACGTCTGCAATCTTACCTAGCAGCTCCAAAGCACGGAGTCTGACCTTCGCATCCTCGTTCTCTGTTTCTTCCACAAGCTTGTTTGTCACTAGGTGGCGTACTTGAGCAGCACTTTGAACTACAGAATGACCAAAATCTTTTAGGATCTTGTCCGTAAGTAGTAGTGTGGCGGGGGTGAGGGTGGAGGTACGGGTGGGGGTGGCCTTCTTAGAAGTCTTAA